TCGTAATGGAAGAGTTCAAGTTCGACACTTTGGAAAAGAGACAAAGCCTTATCTTTATCAAAAGAATGGTCGGTCCATTTCAAGGCATCCGTAATAGAAGTCAAGTCCAACGGTGCCAAAACACCACGAGAGGATACCACAAAACTTCTCTTCAGATAAGTGACGTCGTCCCAATTAAGGGACATATTGTCATCTTTGCTCGGCGAAGTAAAAGACGCATTAAAGTTATTTTCAAAAAATTCTTTAATGTAAGCCATATTATATTGAGAATACTCAGGACAATTACTCAAAACCGAATCATCACCTGTAAAAGTTGACGGAATATCCGAAAAATCTGCTTCAGGATACAAATACTCAAAGGCAACCTCAAAATCGCTATAATTACAAACCGAATTGTAAAGCGAAGTCAAAAAGGCCCCTGAATTCGTACCCTCTCGGTAATAAACACGACGGCCCATTACGTGAATACCATGAAAACAGGCTTTAGTCGTAGCTTCAATCAAAGACGGTTCAGGAAATATGTTCGAAAACAAATCAACAAACTCATCCAAATGAGAACTCTTACGAGTTATATCGAAGGAAGGTCTATCACCCGCAATAGGTAAACGACCTTCTTCCTCAACTCCTCGTAAACGATACCATAAATCGCCCCATTGTCGAGAGTGAGGATTAATGGCCAAACCAATCGGTGAGTGGGAGGGGTCCTTCGTCGCTTCAACAAAGATTATTCCCCAAACCATACGTTCAACCACCAAAGACACAAAGTCTTCGACAGTGAAAACGCGTGTATTGGAGGCCATAACCTTAGCCAGAGGCCGAGTTTCATCCTTCAGATTGTCTTCAAATATAGCACGTGAGATATCACCAGAGCGATACTGAGACAACCTTTCTTCAACAAGAGAGCGAAGCTTAGATGAGACACAACGAGTTTCCACGTCGAAAAGAGACGAACGTTTAACTCCGAGTTTCTTGAAACAATAACCGGAAGAAGTCTTTGGATCCAAA